CTACTCCATTTCCTATAAATATCTAATAGATGAAAACCCTTTGATTTTGTTGATGTCAATAATGTAATCAACCATATCTCGTGTCTTATCAATGTGAGATATTGTAATGATAAAATCAAATTGAGTCTTTAGATAATCAAATAATAAATAGAGTGAGTTAAAGTTGTCCGTGTCTAACGAACCAAATCCCTCATCAATAGCAATAAAGTTTGGTCTTGGTAAGTTGGATACATTCACTAATGCGGTTCGGATTGCGATTGATGAAATAAACTTCTCCATACCACTTGTAAGTTCTAATGGCCAATATTCCGTATCGGAATACGCGATAAACGAATTGATATTCTTACCATCCGTATTCAATAGGATTTGAAAATCCACAATCGGTGAGAGGATGTTGTTGATTTCAATCTCCAACTTGGGAAGAACCTCTGAAATAAGATTGTAAGGGATACCATCTCTCTTTACACATTTGAGGTAGTATTCGTATCCATCAAATTTCATTTCCATAGTACGAAGCTTCTCAAGGGATTGATGAACATTCTCAATAGTCTTTTCAGCCAATTTGATTTCAGAATTGATATTCATAATATCATCGGTCAACTCTTTCAGTTCCTCTTCAATTTGAGTTCGTGTGATTTTTAAAGATTTTATCTTTTCTTTCACTAGCTTGTTGTGCTCAACGGCTTGTTCTTGGGCTTGAGCTTTCTGAATGTCAGACTTTAATGTGTTGATGGAATTATCAAAATCCTTGACAAGACCCATACAATAGTCGTAGGACTTACTTGTTCGTAACCACTCCTTATCCAATCTTGCGTGTTCGTTGGATAGGTCATCATATGATTTAATTTGTTTGGTGACATCACAATTATTTCGTTCACCCATTACATCAAGTCGGTCTTTAACAACATTTGTGTATTGGTCACCTAAACTTTTTAATTCTTTTTCAAGTCCTTGTGCTTGTTTAGCAAATGGAGTATTCTGATTTTTTACACAATGGTCACAATTATCATCAAAGGAAAGTGAACCAATACCATCCAAGTGTTTCTTGGCGTGAATCATTTGTGATTCTATCTTATCCAACTCAACACCCATCTCGTTGAATTTCTTGTCAAGGATTTTGTATTGAGATTCTTTTTCACGAAGTGATTGAATATCAATTTGTGAAATCTTATGTTCTATATCCTTTTGTTCAGTTTCAATCTTACTTACTTCAGATAAAGCAATACTACATTCTGAATTTTGAGAGTCCCTCTGCTTTTCTAATGACTTGAGGTGATTCTCAAGCGTTTGAATATCAGCAAGGTCTTCAACGGGCTTCAATGTACCCATCTCAAATTCAATCTTTGTGTTTACCACATCACGTTGTTCTTCAAGTTTGGTTTTCTTCTCTTGAAAAGAATCTAACGAGCCGGTGATGGATGTGAGTGTTTCTTCAGCGTCTGCAAGTTGAGTTGGTAAGTCTTGATTCTTATAGTCCTTTAGAAGTGCTGATAATTCCTTAATCTCCTCACTTGCGATTTGGTACAATCCCTCAAAGACATCCATATCCAAGAATTGAGCAAGGAGTTCTTTTCTTTCTTTTTGGGACTTGTCAATAAAGCCGGTGTTGTTGGATTGGGTAGACATTGCGGTCAACACAAAGTCATCGTATGTACCAACGTATTCACGGATGATAAAGTTTGTATCTCTACGCTGTTCTCCATTAAGCGACTCTACCACTCCGTTTTCAATCTTATAGAAGTTGGTGTCTACTTTAACAGTACCACGCTTAGGCGACTTTTTAGCACCTCTCTCAATAATGTAATCAACTCCATTCAATTCAAATGTGAACTTACAATCAAAGGATGTCTTTGAGTAGTTCATCACATCCTCAGCTTTTGAGGTTCGTGAACACTTATCAAAGATACAAAATGAAAGAGCATCCCAAAGGGTTGACTTACCACTTGCGTTTGGAGCAAAGATTCCGTAAGCACCTTTCATATTGCTGAAGTCAATAACATTATTTGGTCCGTATGAGAACATATTAGAGAACTCAAACTTTTTAGGAATCCAAGTGGAGTTTACTTTGATGTTATGAGTCCCTAACTTTGCGTTAATATCGGTGTTGATACCTTTTACGATAGTCAGTTGGCCTTCAGTAAGGTGCTCGGTGTCGTTAAGATACTCTTCAATCAATTTATTTTGATATGCAACATCACGAACATTTTGTAGAACAATCTTCTCACCTTCATTTGCACCCTTACGAGTAATTACTTTTTGAACCGTAAGTTCTTGAACTTGTCTACCTTTTTTAAGTTCTGCAATTAACCTATTTAGGTCAGAGGTTTTTGTGTCTTTAACACGAACTCTCATTCTTGGCTTTTGTGGAATAGGTGAGTTGGAAACAATCTTACCATTCTCAATATCCACCGTCACATATCCATATGGATTTTGAATCTGAACAAATTCGTTTGTTCTATTCTTAACATCCCATACCAAGATTCCGTGTTCTGGAAATACCGACTCAGCGTGGTTCTGCATAATCAAGGAACCCGGATACTTAATCCACTCGTTCCCCAATACACCATTATTTGGTTTGTGAATGTCACCCAACAAAACAATATCGTATCCCTTAAAGTTTTCTACGAGAACTTTTTTGTTTTCAATTACAAAACCAAACTCGGTAATAATTTTATCAACCGCTCCGTGAAATAATGCAATCTTTGTATCACACCCATCAACATCACTCGCTGGAATAAACCCAGGCGACTCATCAAATACTGATTGGTGAGTGAAAGAACAATTACCAATTTTCCAAATACCCGTATCACGAAGGTAATACAAATTGTCAAGCTTCAAAGCGTTCACAATTGGTTGAAGAGCATCCATACGGGATGGATTATTCAAGTTAGCATCGTGGTTACCCGGAATCACAATGGTTGGGAGTAGGTCTGACAAACGAGTGAAGAACTCTTGGGTCAAATCCACTACTTCAGGAGACATATCGGTTTTTGCGTGAACAATATCACCAGCAACTACGATGATGTCATTTTCATCCATTGTAAGTAAAATGTATCCATAAAGTTGTGAAAACACATCACGATACTCGGAATGTCTTTTTAGGTTTCTGATGTGGACATCTGCTATGTGGTAAATCTTACCAATCTTTTCTACACCAATGTTAATCGTCTTAATTTTACTCATAAGCCGTTCATCTTCAACTCAACCAACCTTCGGAGTGTTAAGGGTGGTGTATCGTATATTTTTTTATTTATATTTTCATATCCCATTTCAGATGGGTCTTTATCTTTTAACTCCACTAAATGCGTTTCAATTCCGTAGGATACAAACTTTTCAGCCAACCCTATTGAATTTTTTATAGCATCCGAATCTAAACAAATATACAACTTTTTTACGGATTTTCCAAGTATTTTCTTTTCAAGATTTGGCTGTATTGATTTACCGAAAATCGGTATTACATTTCTTCTAATTGAAATAGCATCAAAAGCACCTTCACAAAGAATAATAGGAGTGTCCCAATTTACTAATAAATCAAATCCAATAATATCTTTAGAAACTTTTGGATTTTTATGTTTGTATTTTGTATCATAAAATGACCTACCTACAAAATAGTTTAACTTACCAAATTCATCATATGATGGGATGATAATTTTATCACTATATTCACCACTTTCACAATACCCTATATTGTATTTCACAATATCTTCAGCACGAACGCCACGACCAATCAAATAATTCATAGCGTGTTTCCACTTGATGGAGTCTGACTTTTGGTATAGTGGTTTAAATTCGCTTGGTAGTTGAACTTGTTCTACAACATCAGTAGAAGCATACTCACTTGCGTATCGGTTTACCTTACTGAAGATAGAGTTGTACTCATCCCAAGTTTGTTTAGATACACGGAGTTTTTTGAATAGGGACTTAATACTCTTACCCTTCTCATCCGAAATCCAACAATGCCAAGGATTTTCTCCTTTGGACGTAAGTCGGATATTGATTTCCAACTTTCGTTTGTAGTGGTCTACAAATGGAGAGTAAAACGCATAGTTGTCACCCGAAGTTTTCTTGGATGTTCCTAAAACGGATTCTAATAGTGATAGTAGTCTTTCCTCCATACCACTAATATACAAAAAAATTACGAGAAATCAAAGAAATTTTGTTTTGGCTTTTCATCCAACCATTCTTGGGGGATTTCTTTCTTCGCCCACTTGAATCCGTTCTTCTCACACCATTGAGCATAAGTAGTTTTTGACCCCTTATAAATTTTACCATTTGGGGACTGAAGAACAAACCTCAAATCAATTTCAGGGTGTTGTTCTTTGATAAGGGTGTGTTTCTTTCGGTCTTCAGGCAAGAACCAACCTTTGGATTCAATGTAGATTCCGTTGGGTAACCTAAAGTCCGGCTTGTAAGTGTGATTGGTTGCAGGGATGGTGTATGGAATTTCGTGTTGTTCGTATTCCCCATCAATACCTTGAATTCTTAATTGTTCGTTAATCTTGTCTTCAAGGCCGGACTTGTGTCCTTTTGATTTTTGGATGTGACTCCAATTTCCTTTTGCCATAAATTAATCTATATCAAATTTAACTTGGATTGTAACATCCAAATCACTTCTTCTTTTTAAAGGTGAACCTAACTTTGCAGTAGCCAATAAATCACCAGCATCGTTGTATAATCCAATCGTGGTTACATATGGATAGAATGCTGACAGCGTGGTGAAATCTGCGAGTTGGAATTCGTTCTCACTTGTTGAATATCTTGCGGATGGATTGGATGTAACCAAAAACTCTTCTTTACCAATTTCACAAAGAGCAACTACCTCTTCTACAACTTTGGTAGAACGATAGTCAACTTGGTAATTTTTGTTTGTGTATGAACCATTACCATCACCCAAAAGAACATTTTGGTAT